TCGATGAAATGACAATGTTGGATAATGGGTAAAATTATGGTATAATAGATTATTAAAAGTTTAATTCTAAATACTATGGGAACTTCTCGTGCCTCTCGTGACTTTATTTATAGAACTATGGGCAAAGTAAAATATGCCTCTAAAATGGTAGGAGATATGGCTCTTAAAATGGCCACTTTACCGGCCAGAATGAAATTAGGAAATAAAAAAACTGATGAGGCTCTAATGAAAATCAAAAAGATGAAATAAATGTATAGTGTTAAGCAAGTAAAACTAGATAAAATCTTCCCTTACGAGAAGAACCAGAAGAAACATCCGGCCAAGCATATTAAACAGGTGGCGGATAGTATTAAGGCTTTTGGCTTTAATCAGCCCATTGTCGTAGATAAGAAGGGAGTTATTATCGTTGGTCACGGTCGCTACGAGGCCGCCAAAGCCCTGAAACTGCCCACTGTGCCGTGTTTGGAGGTGGATTTGACCGATGAGCAAGCTAAGGCCTACCGTCTCGCAGACAACCGATTGAACGAAAGCGAGTGGGATATGAGTTTAGTCATTGACGAACTCAAAGGTTTAAGTCCTGAAATGCTAGACCTGACGGGGTTTGACAAGGATTTGATAATTGAGCCAGACGAAAAGGATGATGTGATACCAGATAATGTGCCGAGTCGCTCTAAATTGGGGGATTTATATGAGTTAGGGCAACATCGCGTTTTGTGTGGCGATTCTACGCAACCTGAGGCCGTTTTACGGCTTATAGATGGTAAGAAAGCGGATATGGTGTTTACAGACCCACCGTATGGAATAGGATTGACGGGAAAAAAGAACTACAAAGAGTGAAGACTATGAAAAGATAATAGGTGATGATGTGGAGTTTGATATGACAAAGATTTTTGAGAATATAGATTGTAAGAAGTGGTGGGTGTGGGGTGCAGATTATTTATACAAAACAATACCAAATTTTCGAAACGGAAATCTTGTCGTGTGGGCGAAAAGACACAGTGAGGCAGAAAATAAAGTATTTGGCAGTGCGTTTGAGTTGTGCTGGGTATATCCGTATTGCAAGAAAGAGATTTGGTTTATTCGAGCAATCAATCAAAGTAGTGAAGCTCTTGGAGTCCATCCCACCCAAAAACCAACAGAACTAGGTGTGAGAGCTATTAGCAGAAACACTGAAGAGGGGAATATTGTATTGGATGTGTTTCTGGGTAGCGGTAGCACTCTCATAGCATCAGAGAAAACCGGTCGTATATGTTATGGAATGGAACTCGATGAAAAATACGTGGACGTGATAATAAAACGCTATGAAGATTATACCGGCAATAAAGCAATAAAACTATAATATGGCAGTAAATAAAGATGGAAAATATACAAAATTAACAGATGATACTATCAAAAGACTGGAAGAAGTATTTTCATTAGATGCCTCCATAGCAGAAGCCTGTTTTTATGCTAATATTAGCACCCAAACTTATTACAATTGGATTAAAGACGAACCGGCGATGAAAGAGAGATTTGATGCGTTAAGAGAGAAACCAGTTTTGAAAGCCAGACAAACAGTAGTAAAGAGCTTGGATGACCCGGATAATGCGTTTAAATATTTGGAGAGAAAAAGAAAAAAAGAGTTTTCACTTAGAACAGAGCAGGATATAACATTCAATGGCAAAGTAATAACAGGATTTAATTTTATCAAAAATGGAGAAGATCCAACCAACAATTCGTCCTCTACCGAAGCAGGAGAAAGCTTGGGAGAAACTACTTGACAATGAAACAAAGTATATTTTATTTGGAGGAGGAGCGGGAGGAGGAAAAGCACAATCTTTGAATAGTTTAATTTTAACTAAAAATGGATTTGTTAGAATGGGCGATATTCATATTGGAGACAAGGTATTGACTCCTGATAATAAAGAAAAAACAGTTATTGCTGAACATCCACAAGGAATTAAAGATATTTATGAAATAGAATTTATTGATGGAGCTAAAACAAAAATCACTGATGAACATTTATTTGATTGTTGGATAGCTGGCAGAGGACAAAAGCAAAGAAAAATA